GATGGAACAGCGCCTTGAAGTCCTTGCCATCGTCCGTATGCATCATGGGCACCACGTCATCAGGACCGAAGAGGATGGCAGGCAGCGATGACTTGCCGATGCCCTGAGCGCCGTGTGTGATAAGCATCCAGTCCATTTTGCAGCCGGGCTCCAGCCGCCGCTTGACCGCGCCCACTAGGAACTTAACTGAGGCCTCCCGGACCAGTGGCGTATCTTCTGCACCGACGTAGTCTATTAGCCATCGTTCCAACCGTTCCTTCTTGTCCCACTTCAACCCACGGAGCCAGTTGTTGTGAGGTGAGCGTTGGTCGTGCTCGGCCGTTTGACGGATGGCCTCGGCTACATCTATACGACTAGCCTTTGGGATGGACAGATTGTGCTGGATGTACCCAAGCACCTCGTTGGGGTCGCTATCCATGAGTGGCACGTCGCCATTCATTATCGCGTTGTTGTCCTGGTTGTACCAGAACTGTTCCCGGAATGCGGGGTGCTGACTAACGAGGATGTGCGCGTTCGCAGCATTGGACACTATCTCTAACCGCTCTGGGGTGCGACCACCGCCGCGAGCTATGGTGACCAGCCCGAACAGCTCAATTAGACGTGCGGCTGGCTCCACCACATGAGGTCTACCCGCGGAGTCCGTGGGCTCTGGTTCTAGAAGCTCGAACTGTTCAGGCTTGTCCCACGTTACGATGTGGTCATCTATCTTCTTGTCCCGGTGCGGAACCCTCACTTCCACGCGGATGCCCCGGTCAAGTATCTGCGTGATCATGCCGCCGTACGCGGTTTGGATGTGGTACTTGCGATAGTCACCATCAGGTATGACAACTACGACCTCTGGCTTGCGCACATCCAGTACGTGGCGAATCCATGGGTGAAGGTGGTTGTCCCCAGCGCCTGCGCGCCAGTTCTGGCACCCACCGATGCCGATACAGGGTATTTTGAGCAGCGCGTTGACAGCCGCTGCTTTCTTTTCACCCTCGGTAATGGCTAGACGGTTGCCCTCTAGCTTCCAGACGTCAGGGTGCAGATAAGGAATGTTGGAGAGGTCGCCGACTTGTGACTGTGATGGGCCTAGATACTTGCGCTTTTTGTCTTTTGGGTCTGCTGTGTCTGGTAAAAATCGGCGACGCCTATACATTCTAGGGTAGCCGCTCTGGTCAAGGATGAACTTACCCTGTAGATCGTAGTATGGAATTAGATATGAGCACTCGCCAGTAGTGTCCCCGTATGGGTTCTGGCTTGCGTTCGGTGTAGACTTGATGTACTCTGCGATTAGGCCGCTGCGATACAGGTCTTTGTTCATTGCATCTTCGCTCCTGGACTTGATGTCGTCCGAAGCAATGCTTATGAACGTTACCCTTCCGCTCTTGTCGCTGTTGTCTGGACGATGCCAGTTGTACCAGTCATAGGTTGGTTTGGGACCACTGAGGCGCATTATCGCGCTCCTTGCAATTGAGCACGTGTTGTGGTACTATGAAAATACTCCTTGCAGAGTACTTGCCATACCGGGAGCGCAGCGTACCAGTCCTGCGCTCCTTTCTTTTTGCGTATTTCGCACTAGGCGCAATTGCCTAGTATGCGCCTGCGCGGCGTCAAACGCAAGCGGACCCACAGTCTAGGAGCTCAGCGCCCTCACCCTGAGCCTAGCGAGCGTTTCGGCACCTAATACCCACCCTATTCCGTCAACGCTCACCTTGAGCGCGCTTGATGGTATCCAAGAGCAGTTAAATGACCTTACAATGGGGGCTGTACCTACTTGGAAGTGGGTACGTCACCAGGAGCAGCATGTATGGACCGTAGGACATTTGTTACCAAGTTCATTGGCAGCGTAACCGCCGACATTGGGTCCCTTACCCAAAATCTTAAGCTGGACCTTACGCGCCGTGCGGGGGAACTCTACGACAGTGAACCTCAGCTCTACGGAAGTATCGCCGACCAGGAAATGGATTTTATGGTGTCTGGCGGTGACGAAGGTGTCATACCGGCGGAGCTGGTCGCGAAGTACCCCAAGCTCAACAGCTTGCTTGAGGACATCTACGCATGAACATAGTAGAGGCCATAACAGCGGAGTACGTCATTGGGTGTCCTCCCAATTTCACGACTGCGCATCCTCTGCCGCCCGACGCCGTAGCGTACTTGGAGAAGATACCCGGCGATTGGCGCGTAGCAGACATGCCTCCGGAGTATGACCCATTTGACGACAGCATCATAGACGACATGGAGGTCATAGCCGCACAGGAGTTGCCGCCAAGCCCATCCGCATACGAGCGCCGCAGCCAGTGGGCGTTCTACAAGCGGAGCGATGGGCTGTTCGTCTTAGCCTACACCGAACCATTCGCGCCGTACACCGGAGTATGGTGCAGCTTCCCGCTCATGCGGGCTACCTAGGAGAGTGAAATGCCAGATCTTAGCAATTGGGGTCAGTGTGGTCAGTTGGTACCCGGCGATGCTGGCCGGGTTCTGCTAACCTGTAGGAACCACCCGCACCTGCGGTGGAATACCAAGAACATTGCACCAATCGGTGCAAGGAACATCTTCTTCCAAGGCGCACCCGGCGAGCAAGAGTGCGACTGCTCTGGCGAAGACCTGATAGTTTCCCCCGACCAGTAGGAGAATCACCATGATTACAAGCGTGCAGTGGATGGCGAACGCCGGTACTATCACCATTCGGTACAACAGCGGTGAGGAGGGGGCTATTTCCATCGTGCCTGTGGATGCTGACTCGTTTAGCCCTGAGCAATTGCCAGCGGTCATGCTTGCCCAGCTCTGCTTGCAGCTGACGGAAGCAATCATAGATCTGCGTGCTGACGTAGACAAGCAGCGCATGGAGCTTGTTGACAGCATGCAAACGACACTTGCTCGTAAATCTGGTTGACCTTACAATAGCTGGTAAGCTTTTGCACGTACCTCAAAGGAGTATCCATGATGAAACGTTCCCCGGAGGTGTTGGCAGCTCTAGACGGCATTAGCCTCGCAGCCTTTGGACGTGCCCGTAGTGTGAGCATAGCCAACAACGAGTGTGTCGTCTGTGGCACCAAGGACCTTAACCTACGGGATCAAAGCGCCATGCGCGAGTACAGCATCTCTGGCATGTGCCAGAAGTGCCAAGATACACTCTACACAGTGAAAGGGGAAATGTACGGGTACGTCAATCAAGATCGCTAGCTAACGATCCACGTTGCCTCGGAGCCCTGGACACTTCGATGGCCGCACCATGAATAGAACTATTATTAGGTCCGGCAATACGAACATCAACATGGGTGGAAAGGATAGTAGAGATGCAGACATTCCTACCATTCCCGAACTTCGTACGAAGTGTCCAATCCCTGGACAAGAAGCGTCTGGGAAAACAACGGGTAGAGGTCAAGCAAATACTCGTTGCGCTTGGAATCACAGTAGGCGAAACAGTGGGAAACAAGAACAGTTCGTGGGCTAGTCATCCCGCATGCGACATGTGGCGTGATTGGCCCGGTCCCCTCGCAGCATATGGTCACGTATGCACTCTAGAGTGGAAGCGACGTGGTTACAGAGATAGTTTAAGTGAGAGCTTCCTGGATATTGCAACTCGGTTAAATCAGGCACCACCGGACTGGCTAGGTTGGGATGCGTTCCACATCAGCCACCAGTCCAACTTGATCCGCAAAGACCCGATGTGGTACGCCCCGCTCTTCCCGGGGGTTCCAGATGACTTACCGTATATCTGGCCCAGCCCGGAGATGGCCGTCAAACTCACGATGGGCTACACCACTGGAATGGCGCAGCTCAGCTATACCAGATTGTTGCATTGAATAATACAAAGAACTTACACTGGTGTTGCTGTACCCCACCCACTCCACAGGAGAAAGGCAAGTGCGTTTCAAGTCCCCAGCTACGTCGGCACAGGTGAGGGAGACCGCGCCCGCAGTGTACTGCGAGTTGCAGCATCCCAACCTGATGCCCGGCTATGAGTTTGTGCGTTCGGGCACGGTCCTCAATGCGTTCCTCGACTCTGGATACGGCGTAAGCCGTGTTCAGCAAGTGGACAGCAAGGACCGTTATCTTCAACATACGGCCAAGCACATCATCTGTCTTCGGCCCCTTGACCACTTCAAGGAACTTACAGTGGGCGAGTACATCCCAGAGGTGGTGTTCGTCGCAGCCCACGATGGCAGCTCTGCCATGCACCTCTACGGCGGGTTGTTCCGCGTCATCTGTGCCAACGGCATGATTACTGGTGACAAGTGGCTCAACTACCGCATTCCTCACCGCAACGGTGCGGAGCAGGCCGCGCTTACGGCAGCCTCTGCAATTATGGAGGAAATGCCTAAGCTCAGCAACCGCGTCATGGACATGCAAGAGCGTGTGCTTACTGACACGGAGCAGTCCGAGTTTGCCAAGCGTGCGATAGCACTGCGTTGGGAGGAGAAAACCCCGTTTCTACCCGAGTTGCTCTTGATACAGCGGCGCGTGGAAGATGCGGGAGCCAACCTCTGGCGCGTGCTGAACCGCATCCAAGAGAATCTCATGAAGGGCGGCGTTAGCTACGTCGGCCCCAAAGGGAGGAACACAACGTCCAAACCACTGGAGCGCATCACGGCCGACGTACAAGTCAACCGTGGCCTCTGGAACCTTGCCGAGGAGTTTCTCGCATGATTGAAGCGAACAACGTTCCGCTGTCGCCCCTGCATACGCGGATCCTGAACTTTGCCCTCAAGCATCCGAACTGCACCACCGCCATGATCGGCGCGGCGCTTAAGACGGAATCTAGCAACGTCGCGGGGCACATGACCAAGCTGCACGATTTGGGCTACGTGGAGCGGGAAGCCGGCAAGTCCAAGGTTGGCCGGAAGATTTACCTCTACAAAGCAAAGGAGAAGCCAGAACCACCCAAGGAACCGCGCACCAAGATGTACGTTAGGACCCCCAAGGCCGCTAAGTCTGCGGGGGTGCTGTTCGTCATCCAGTACGGCGCTAATGAGTCGGTAGGGCCGATGTCGTACGAGCAGGCGCGGCAAATCTACACGTATTTGAAAGCAATTTTCAAGGAGTAGCATGAGCCATTGTGGCGAGTGCACGATGTGCTGCACGCTCATGGCAGTCGAGGAGCTTAATAAGCCTCGCTGCGTGACGTGCACGCACGTCGATGGGCACGGCTGTGGGATCTATGTTGCCCGCCCACAGTCGTGCCGCGAGTTTGAGTGCATCTGGTTGCAGACGCAGAAAACCACCTCACCGTGGCCGAAGCGTCTGCGGCCTGACAAGTGCGGCGTGATGTTCACGCCCACGACAAAAGCAGATGCGATGGCAGCGCACGGCAATCCAGAAAACCTACGGAGGTCCCCACTAGCAGAACGAGTGAAGCTGTGGCTCGGTAACGGGCTTAAGATAGTGGTCGTACATGGCGATAAAACAGGTGTGATGTTCTGGAGAGATAAAAATGACGCTAAAGTTGTCCAACAAGATGGTGGAGGTTAAGATAGAACCTCGCCGGCGTAAGAAGTTGCTGTTGTTCGTGACGGCCACGTTTGCCGAAGCTGCGCAGCATGCGGAGGAAATGAACCTTTCGGTGTCCGAATGGGTTCATTTTAGGGAGAGGGCCATGCTGTTCGGGCTGTCTGGGGATTACGTCACCGCTTTGGTGTTCTCCAGCGCCGCGCAGCTTCCGGAGTACCACAACCTGATGGGCACACTCAAACATCGTGGCATTGACGTGGAGCAGATGCGATGAGCTACCTGCTTCTCGTCACAGACGTGGAGCTACAGTTTATCCTTGAGGCCACGGCGCAGGCGGAGGCAGGTCCATTGGTAGCGCTCCGCCAGCGCGCCGAGCTAGGTAGGGCGGTCATCAAGGACCAGAACTACCTGAACAAGAACCGCACTCCGGGTAAGAGCGTCCGGGGTGTCCACATTAGGAGAGGACATGGAAGACGTTGAAAAGCTGAAGAAGTTGCTGCGAGAAGCGCTGCCCGTGCTGCTCGCCTATCAAGCCCTCTACGAGATCGGGCAGCGCGCCGACGAGTTGAAGGACCTATGCGAGCGCATTGCGGCAGAGCTTGGCATCAAGGCTCTTCTCCCACGCGAACATAGGTAGACCGACGCGGAAAACCGCTTGCCAGTGAGCCTTAATGAGGGTATACTGATGTAAGTAACTACTAACAGAACTCCATAGGCGGGCATTATGATACTCCGTGAACTTGCGGTTTTAGTGGACAAGTACATGGGGCTTCGTAATGCCCGCTTGGAATTGGACCGCCAATCGGCCAAGCTCAAGGAACAAGAGAGCGAGATCAGGGCTCTTATCCTGCGTGAGCTACTAGAGTCCAAGGCCGGAGGTGTCGCAGGCAAGTCGTACCGTGCTGAGGTACGCCACAAGAAGGTTCCGCAGGTTGTAGACTGGGACAAGCTGTACGTCTACATCAAAGACAACGACGCATTCGAGTTACTACAGAAGCGACTGTCCCCACCGGCAGTCGTGGAACGCTGGGAGAACCACGAGGCAGTTCCTGGCGTTGTAGAAGTTACGGTGGACGATCTATCCGTTACTAAACTCCCATAGGACATTAAACATCATGGCTGATGAAAAGAAGCCGGGCACGGCTGTCACGAATTGGACAGATGAAATGGCGAAGTATGCGGTCGCCGTCGCCAAACAGGAAACGCCGAGCAGCAGCTCCATAAGCCTGCGCTCAGGCGTACTGTCGTACCAGGGACAGCCTGTCCCGAACAACAAGCTGAACGTGGTCATTCTTGACTACGCGTACGAAAACACGCTGTATGACGGGAAGTATGATCCGAACAACGTGCGCAGTCCCATCTGCTTTGCGATACACATGCCCGACGATCCCACGAAAATGTCCCCACACGAAATGTCGGAGGAGCCGCAGCACGAAACGTGCGAGGGCTGCCCGAACATGAAGTGGGGCAGCGATCCCGGTGGTGGTAGAGGCAAAGCATGTCAGGAGCGTCGGCGGTTGATCATGATTCCAGCTACAGCAGCCGAAACTCCAGATGGAATACTGGCAGCGGAAGTAGCGATTATGAAGCTGCCTGTGACTAGTGTCAAGCTCTGGGGGCAGTACGTCAACACGATTGCAACTCTGAATCGTAGACCTCCGTTTGCGCTAATCACGACCGTGGGTACCGTACCTAATGCGAAGTCCCAGTTTAACGTGACGTTCGCACAACAGAGTGCGTTGCCGGACGGTGTCATGGGTGCCATTATGCAGAAGCGGGAGGCGGTACGCTCCACGCTGCTGAAGGGCTACGATCCATCGACAGATGATGCCAAACCCGCAGACAACGGCAAGGCGAAGAAGTACTGATGTTCACATTAGACTTTGAGACGCACGGAATAGAACCGTGGCCGAACTACCCACCGAAGCCGGTGGGTCTTGCGGTGCGGCACCCATGTGGTCGCACGGAGTACCTAGCGTTCGGCCACCCTACGGGAAACAACTGCTCTGAGGAGGTAGTGGAAAGGTTCCTCAAGCTGGTGTGGGACGAAGAACTGCTGTTTCACTACAGCATGTTTGACATTGAAGTTGCGATGAACAGGTACGGTCTGCCGTACCCGAAGCATGTACAAGACACGGTGTTCCAACTGTTCCTGTTTGACCCACACGCACCGTCTCTAAGTCTGAAGCCATCGGCGCATCGCCTCCTAGGCATCGCGCCGGAAGAGCAGCAGGACCTGGAGAAGTACATAAAGTCACACATTCGCAACGTCAAGCAGTGGGGAGCCTTCATAGCAGATGCCCCGGCGCAGATGGTGGAACCATACGCCATCGGTGACGTGCAACGGACGTTTGCCTTGCACGAGCACATTTACCCTCGCCTACAAGAAGAAGGAATGCTGTCATCGTACCAGCGGGAGCTGGAACTACAGCCCATCATGATGGCGGCAACGCGGCGCGGCATCAGGGTAGACACGGAGCGTCTAAATCGGGACATAGAAAAATACGAAACGACGATGATCATGTGCGATAGGTGGATAAGGGAGCGGCTAAGTGCGCCGAACCTTAACATCGACAGCAACGCGGAGCTGGCAGATGCCCTGGATAGGGTCGGGCTGGCTGGCGAATGGCCTACCACACCCACCGGCCTGCGCAGTACGTCTAAAACAGCTCTAAAGGCCGCTTTGAAGTGCCAGGATACCCTAGAGATGTTGGGGTACCGCAACAGTATTGCGACATGCTTGAGTACTTTTGCGAGGCCGTGGGTCATACAGTCTGCGAAAGATGGGCGCTGTCATCCGTCGTGGAACCAAGTGAAGGGCGACAGGTTTGGCACTATCACGGGTCGGTTAAGCTCCAATGGGCCGAACTTCCAGAACGTGCCCAATGACTTTGAGGGGCTGGCAATCCCCAAAGACTACCCTCCAATGATACAGTTGCGGAACTACCTGTTACCTGAGCAGTATTGCGTCTGGGCAAAGCGGGACTATAGCCAACAAGAGCTGCGCGTGCTGGCCCACTTTGAAGATGGCAGCCTGTACGATGCATACAAGAAGAACCCGCGCATGGACGTGCATCAGTACGCGCGTGAGCTGATCCTGCGCTACACCGGTCATGAGTTTAACCGGAAGCAGACAAAGATAGTGTCATTCACGCTCGTGTACGGTGGAGGCATACCGGCTCTGATGGCTAAACTGGACAGTTCACAAGGGGAAGCGGCGTTCCTAAAAGAAACGTACCTGTCTACGTTCCCAGACGTACGGGCGCTCATGACCGACATTAAGTCCCGGGGAAGAGCGAAGTTACCTGTAAGAACAACTGGGGGACGCCTGCTGTACGCAGAAAAGGACAAGGAAGGCCGGAGCCAAGCGTACAAGCTCCTCAACCACTTAATTCAGGGAAGCTCCGCGGATATTACGAAGCAAAGCATCATCAACTGGCACAATCATCCAGACAAGGGTAAAGACGATACGTTCCTAGCCACGGTCCACGATGAAAACAACATCAGTGTGCCAGCAGAAGAGTGGCAGCGCGGGCTGTTCGCACTAGGGGAGGCGATGTACGCAGTGCCTCTGGATATTCCGTTGCTCAGTGAAGGGTTTTCTGGCCCGACATGGGGCGAAGTGCTCAAGTTCTACGAAGATAAGGAGTTCTCGGCATGAGTTTCATCCCACTAAGAATAGCCGCAGGTTCCTTCTCCAGGCTAAAGACATGGGAGGAGTGCCCGGCGAAGGCGAAGTACAAGTTTCTACTCAAGCTGCCTGAGCCGGACAGCCCCTACGCCGCTCGTGGTACGGACTTGCACGCATTATCAGCTAGCTACATCAAGGGTGAAGTACTAGACATACCAGCTCAGCTCTCGGACGTAGTGGACTACCTTAACGACCTCAAGCACGCCGATACGAAGACGGAACTACAGCTTGCATACGACAAGGACTGGAAGCCGACAGAGTGGTTTGCTATGAACGTGTACTGTCGGGTTATCTTTGACGCCTTGAAGCTATCACAACCCGAGCGGCGCGTGCTGGTCGTAGACCACAAGACTGGCAAGAAGCGGGAAGAGGAGCACGTTGATCAGCTGCGACTCTACGCGCTGGCCGCGTTCTCGTCATGGGATTGGGCGGATGTGGTTGACGCCCAAGTTATCTACATTGATCACGGCGAGCGCATGCGTATGGAGTTCAGGCGTGAGGTACTGCCTATGCTCAAGGAGTACTGGAACAAGCGCCTGGACAAGATGACAGCAGACGATGTGCTGGCTCCACGGCCGAACCCCGGATGTAAATGGTGTCACTACAGGAAGAGCAACGGTGGCCCTTGTCAGTTCGGGTGAAAGCTCAATAGAGAAGGGAGTATGCGAATGGGCGGTCAAACGCGGTTGGCTCGCGTGGAAGCTATGGGGATTCAACCAAGTCGGGCTGCCCGATCGCATCTTCATATACAAGTTCCCCACCATAATCTTCATGGAATTCAAACGTCCAGGGAAGAAGCCACGTCGTATCCAGGAGCGAGTAGGAAAAGAGCTTGCAATCCGTGGCTTTCCGTGGTACAGTGTTGATAACAAAGATGCAGCAATTCTTACACTCCAAGCAGCGATGGGTACCACTGGAGCACCAGAAAAAGGCGCTTCGGTGGCTTCTTGAGCGCGGAGGGGCAGGACTATTTCTGGACCCAGGTCTGGGTAAAACGTCCATCACTCTCGCGGCCTATAAGATCTTACGTGCGAAAGGGATATCTAAGGGAATGCTGGTTATCGCGCCTCGCCGTCCTATGTACGAGGTGTGGCCCGCAGAGATCAACCTGTGGGAAGAGTTCAGCGACATTACCTACGTCGTGCTGCACGGCAAGGACAAGGAAGATGGGTTAGACCTTGATGCTGATGTGTACGTCGTAAACCCGGAGGGCCTGTCGTGGCTGATGCAATCCAAGAACTGGAGCAAGCTGCTCAAGAAAGTGGACATTTTAGTTATAGACGAATTGTCCAAGTTCAAGCACACGAACACGCTAAGGTTCAAGCTCATCAAGTCCAGTCTTCCAAAGTTCCAAAGACGATGGGGGCTAACTGGAACGCCAGCCGCCAACGGACTGATGGACCTGTTCGGCGAATGCTACATGCTGGACATGGGCGCAGCGCTCGGTAGGTTCATCACGCATTTTCGCAATAGCTACTTCATTCCGTCGGGGTTCGGTGGCTATGACTGGAGGCCACGTGACGGCGCTTACGAAGAGATACTTGCAAAGATACAGCCTCTGGCCCTCTACATGCAGGCAGAGGATTATATCACGCTCCCAGAGCTTGTACATCAGACAATTTCCGTTGAGCTGCCAAGTAGCGCAAGGACGGCATATGCTCAAATGGAGGATGAATTTTACACGCTACTCGGTAGCGATGAGGTCACCGCAGTATCTGCGTCGGCAGTCGGTATCAAATGCCGCCAGATTGCCAACGGAGCAGTTTACAATGTCAATGGTACAGTTACGAGAGTTCATCACGAGAAGCTTGACGCGCTGGCAGACCTATTGGAGGAACTAAATGGAGCTCCTGCTCTGGTGCTGTACGAGTTCAATCACGACAGAGACGGGATCCTCGAACAGTACCCCGGAACCCCCTACATCGGAGGAGGGCAAAGCGACAAGAAAGTGTCGGCGTATATCATGGAGTTTAACGCCGGGACCATCCCCGTACTGCTCGCCCACCCGGCATCAGCTGGTCACGGGCTGAACTTGCAAAAGGTCTCCAACCACGTGATATGGTTTGGCCTACCGTGGGACCTGGAGTTGTACGACCAAGCATTGCGGAGGGTGTACCGACAAGGCAATCCAAACACGCACGTCTTTATCCACCACATCATCGCCAAGGATACGCTTGACGAGAAAGTTTTAAAAGTGCTGAAAAGCAAAGACCGACTACAACGCGGGCTGCTCAATGCACTGAAAGAAGAGCGCGGCATGTTGCCAGCTCTAACCCCGTAGGAGAAGTAAAATGGAAACGAACGTCACGACCGACAAGAAAGCCCGCAAATCCAAGAAGTACGAAGCGGCTGCAGTCACCGCGGAGGTCCAAGCGGCCGCTGCGTCTGAAGCTCCGACAGAAGAAGGCGGTGAGGTCACCAAGAAAGCTGGCTCTACTGCTCCGCGCCCGCGCAAGTGGGATTACGGCTTCCTGCCGGATGGCAAGATCGTACCGCAAGCCGACACCGCAAACGTCAAGAAAGACGTGGCCGCTGCGTGGGAGCATGCCAGCGACAGCCCGACGGTGGAGGAGTTCTTCAAGAGGTTCACCAATACCACGGAGGCGCGGCATGGTTTGCGCGTTCTGTCCCGCCGTGGTCTGGTGAAGATCATCCACCCGGATGGTGCAGAGTACCCGCAGGCGTTCGTTGCCAAGCCGAAAGCAGAGAAAGCAGAAGAAACTGCGGAAGCTGTTGTCAGCTAAGATTCCGTAGAACGGCTAGCTGGCGTACTAGGGTACGCCAGCCCCTATTTGAGGGCAATCTACGGAATCCTATATGACTCCTTACGCTGCGGCATTCAACCCGCGTGGTACGTCAGGCTCAGGCAAGACACATTTAGTCCGAGCCATAATGGATGTAGCCGAGGCGCGCTCGTTTCTACGTGTCGGCAAGAAGGTACGCATCTACCGTGGTCATTTGTACGGTTGCGACCTGTACGTCCTAGGCGACTACGGACCGGGCTGCGGGGGCTGTGATACAATCCAGCCGTTTGACATGATCATACCCTACATGAAGGACATATTCCAACTCTCAGAAAACCCAACTCTGCTAGTGTACGAGGGCTTACTCATCAGCCACAGCATCGGTTCCATTGGCGAGTTTGTCAAGCCAATGGGGCGGCGGCACATCATGGCTTTTCTGGACACATCGCTCAATACGTGCTTGGAGCGCGTACGAGAGCGTAGGCGTGAGAAAGGCAACTTGACGCCGTTGGACCCAGCGAATACAATTAAAGACCACGCCAGCGTAGGACGGTGCGCGTTTCGTGCAGTGGACCAAGGCTTCCGTGTTGAGATCCTACCACACAAAGACGCTATAGCACGTTCACTGGAGTTACTCCATGAACTTTCCAGACTTGTCCACCCTGCTCTACTGGATCAGGGAACGGGAGGTAATACGGGGAAAGAAGGAAGCGGGGGAACCGCGCCCTTGGACGATAGACCCAATCCTGCATAACTATCGGTTCTGCAACGTCCATAGGGCTGACGACAAGGTAACTCGCTGGTTCGCTAGGCACTACTATCCTCATTGGGAAGCGCCTAGCTTCCTGGGGTACATGACGTTAGGCCGTTTGATTAACGAGCCAGCGACCATGGAATACCTGAAGTTCAGGGAACAGTGGACCCCAGACGACATCCTAAGTCGGCTGCATCAGTACCGATTGACTGGAGTACGAGTTTTCAACCCGGCCTATATCGTTACGACCTGTGGCGTGAAAATGGATAAGCTAGACTACGTGGTACGAGTCGCAAGCGACGTCCAGAAACTTAGCCTGCCTCAGTCTTCAAGTCTAAACTGGGCGTTTAAGACAATCTCCAGCGTGGATGGGCTGAAGGGCAGTGGGTTCTTAGCCGCCCAGATAATAGCAGACCTGAAGTATACCCCACGACTAAGCGAGGCCGTTGATTGGGAAACGTGGTGCTCTCCCGGACCCGGCAGTATGCGAGGGCTAAACAGACTTACTGGAACCGTTCTAACCAAGCGCTGGGACCCCGGTCAGTTCCGTCAGGCGATCACAGACCTACGGAAGATAGTGTTTCAAGAAGTAATGTCAATGGACGCGCAGGACATGCAGAACTGCTTGTGCGAGTACGACAAGTACGTAAGAGCCAAAGAAGGCGGAAGGCCGAAGCAGAACTATGGACATTAAGGATCTGTTGACTGTCACCCGCCGGATGCAAAATGGAGCGGTTACGGCCATGATTACATACCGCTCCACTGGCCGTGAATGGACCACCGTGGTCTTTCCCAGTGTAGACGAAGCTGAGGCGTTCGCAATCTCTAGTGACATGGTTTTTGAAATGACTCCAGAGGTACGTCTGCAACTCCGCCTGCTTCAGGAGAGCCTAGGTGAGGGCAATTGAGGGCCTACAAGCCCTCAGGGGGCTGGTTGGCACCGGGGTAGCTGCACGGCCACCCAAGCGGCCCCAGGCCACTCTACGGCCTCACAAACGTCTCTTTTAGCAGGTAGCCACACCCCACCACGCAGGAGCTATATGACACATACCATCTACGCTAGGAACGTGAACGATGCTCTCTGGCTTGGCCTGAAGCATCTTCGTGACCAAGGGCAAATCGCAGAGTCAAGGAATGGGCGAGTCATGGTTTCGCCCGGCCCAGTCATCACTGAGTACGCCTGTCCAACAGAACGAGTGTTGTTCTGGGACAAGCGGGACGCCAACCCATTCTTCCACTTGCTGGAGGCACTGTGGATGTTAGCTGGCCGCAACGACGTAGCATTCGTATCTACGTTCTCGGCCAACATGAAGATGTATACAGACGATGGCATATCGTTGCATGGAGCCTACGGGTTCCGTTGGCGAAAGCACTTCGGATTTGATCAACTAGAGCGGCTAGTGGCGATGATTAAGTCGGAACCAACGACTCGCCGCGCCGTGTTGCAGATATACGATCCATGGTCGGACACCATCCCGCTTTCAAAACCGCAAAGCCGCGACATTCCCTGCAATACGTCAGTGTACTTCAGCGTAAGCGGCGGAGCGCTAGACATGACAGTCTGCAACCGCTCCAACGACGTTATCTGGGGCGCATACGGAGCCAACGCGGTTCACTTCAGCATGCTGCAGGAGTTCATGGCAGCAATGGTCGGGTACGAGGTAGGTATCTACCGGCAGTTCAGCAACAACTTCCACATCTACGAGCCGCATTGGCCGTTGATGCACGATATTGAGTGGTCAATGCCGGAGGGGTACAGCCAAGACATCCATCCGCTGGTGGACAAGGACGAGCCGTACGACATCTTTATGCGGGATGTAGACTTGTTCCTACGGGACCCCATTAGCTTCGTACCAGAAACGTCATTCCTACGGGAAGTGGCACGCCCGATGGCGCAGGCAATCCTATACCGAAAGGGAAAACATGGAACCGGTCTTGAGTTCATTACCCATGCACGCCAGTCCAACGATTGGATCACAGCAGGCACTGACTGGATACAACGCCGACGTCATGTTAGAAAAGATACTAAAGCTGCGTGAGGGCGGAGCGGTACGGCGGTATCACACTGCCAGGACTAACCGCGTCCAGACTGTGGCAGACCATAGCCACGGCGTCGCCTGCCTGCTGTGCATCCTAGTCTCCAACCCGAGGTCACAGCTCTTACAGGCAGCGCTGTATCACGACATGGCGGAGTGCGTAACTGGGGACGCTCCGGCCACAGCCAAGTGGAAGAGTCCAGCGCTGTCCATTGCGTTGGAGGACATGGAAGGGGACTTTGCAGCATTCTATGGTCTAGCCCAAGCACTCAGTGCCGAGGAGTGTAGAATGCTCAAGATTGCAGACCTACTGGAGTTGGTGATATGGAACATAGAGGACTTCCGGATGGGCAACGAGTACGCCGGGGATATTGTCCGTCGTGGCCTGGACTATCTAGACAAGAAAGACTTAGCGCATGGGCTCGAGTCTGTGCAGCAGTTTATCAACCATGTGAAAGCATTATGGAGCGAAGCCCAATGAGCGCAAACGAGCGGCAAGTCGGTGGAAGCCACTACAAACATGACGGTAACGGCGAAGAGCACTGGGACCGTGTAAGCCGTCTGGGGCTAGACTACTTTCAAGGCCAGATTACGAAGTACGTGGAACGGTGGAAGATGAAAAACGGCGTGCAGGATCTAGAGAAGGCTCGGCACTTCCTGGACAAGTACATCGAGCTCCACAGCCCCAAGAACGAGAAGCCTATTCAGAAGGAGGGGCCGGTCAAGACCAACCCGTTCATGCGTGGTGTCGTTGACAAGCCGTACTACGTCGGCACGCCAGACCAGTTGCCACTCAAGGGGGGCTGGTCCATTGAGGGGTACTTCGGCAACATGACCCAGATGTATAAGTGCCCAGTCTGCAGGAAATGCGTTGACGCCATATCATTTCAGCACGCCCTCGAACAGCATGAGGGTTGTCCGGGAAGCAAATTGACGGCATAATACGTATGCCAGCCACCCCGGCGTTTCGCACATGGCAGATGTGAGGGGACTGGTGCTACACTCTCCGACTGCGCCGGGGCGGTCTCCAATCTGCTACCCGGCCCACCATAGGAACTAGAATGCCAATGTTTCGCCCGATGCTCGCAGCAAAGCTGGAAGAGGTAGCCGCTTACCAGAAGTACCCTCTACTGGCCTCGCCTAAGTTGGACGGCGTTAGAGCAATGGTCATAAACAACCATCTCTACAGCCGCTCCATGAAGATAATTCCCAACATGCACCTTCAGGAGCGCTTCGGATTAGCGCGCTACCACGGCCTGGACGGGGAACTAATTATGGGAGAGCCCACCGGAGCCACGGCGTTCCGGGACACCACCAGCGCGGTCATGTCGCAGACTGGCAAGCCCAACGTCAAGTTCTACGTGTTTGACATGTGGAACCACGCTGGCTTTGCCTTCGAGGATCGTCTTAAGATGGCGGCGCAGCTACGCAATGCCGACATCATACCCGTAGAGCACATGCACGTCTACTGCGCCAACGACATCATCGCTCTGGAGAGGGAGTACTTGGCTGAAGGGTATGAGGGTGTCATGCTCCGTGACCCCTTGGGACCCTACAAGGAGGGTCGCAGTACCCTACGGGAAGGTTGGCTCATGAAGCTCAAGAGGTTCCACGACGGTGAGGCCGTGGTGCTGGATAAGGTAGAGCTCATGCACAATGACAATGTGGCCGCGCCCGATGAACGTGGCTACATGAAACGCAGTTCTCATCAAGAAAACAAGCGCCGAGGCGATAAGCTAGGCGCGCTGTCCGTCCGGGATTGTGTCACCGGCGTACAGTTCGACATCGGCACAGGATTTACAGAAGAAGACAGGATCAAACTATGGAACGAAAATATAGTGGGAAGTGTCGTGAAATATCGCTATTTCCCCACAGGCAGCAAGGAGAAGCCCCGTTTCCCCACATTCGTAGGATTTCGTGCCGTGGAGGACATGTAACGAACGATAGATGGGCCATGCGGATCATGCAGCGCGTACCACGACACGCCATCATGCCCGTGATTACTATCTACCCACCCAAATCCAACTCCGATTACTACCTGATGCTAGTGAGCATTGGCATCATGATCGGACTTGGAATTGCCGCCGCGCTGGACTTGATTCCCCAGTACCTCTGAGGTCTGCGCGCTCTGCACTTGCTTCCCTATGTTCTGTATTAGGGAAGCCACTTCTGCGTAGGGTCTGGCCTGGAGTACCCTGACGACGTAGTCCAGTTCCTGATCGGTCAATGTAAGTTGCATCTTCTGTGTCCAGTTGTATGCGCTCTACTAGACAGAACCCCACGCATATGATCCTGTCAACACTCGCAAAGTCTACGGTGGCGCAGGACGTTAGGAGGGGAACCGCAACAAGGATGAGCTTCATGCGTCGGTAGAGCAAAGCGCTGTCATTGAAATGCCGGTCAGCTGCGCTACGATACCACCGTCGGTGCCGTTGTTTGATACGTAGACGTTGACATTCGCAACGCGCGCTGAGATAGCAGGCCCGGCTGACAGCACGATCTGGCGGTTTGACGTAAGCTGATGGTAGACGTTCAACGCCACACCTGTGACTGCAGTGCCGCTGTTCTGCGTGAACTTCACCCAGTGCGTATTGCCGATGCCAGCCGTGAGAGGCTGATACCAGTTGCCGTCCGCGCCAGTGACCAAGTTCACCAGACCATTGGTCTCTACTGAGATTATTGCCTGCGCGATGCTTGGCGTGATCACCTCGCGCAGGACTGAGCTGCCTGAGCTGATCGGGTTGACAACAGAGGCACTGGTCAGTTTCTGAAACCAGATGTTTAGATCGCCGCCCACGATGGAGTTGTAGAAGCCAGTGGCAGGAGCTTGATTTCCTGGCGTGGCGTCCCACTGCGCATAGCGATTGATAAGATCAGATCCACCGATGCTCAGGCCCGTGTTTGGTCCTGCCCGACTGCCGGGCTGGAAGATAGAGTCGAAGTCTCCGAGACCTGCTACGCTGAAACCACTTGCCATCAGTGCCTCCGCGGAGTGATTTTCCGCTCCAGTTCCTTGATCGCTTGCAACATGTCAAAGACGATGTTCTCCATGATGACACCCTCGCCATCGGTGTAGCGACCAATCAGCTCGTCTACCATCGTGCCGACGTGCCTCCGCTTATGCTCGTCATGCTTGAACGAGAACTCGTACAACGGGATATTCATGATGCGGTCGAGCGCCCCGTGAGCGCAATACTCGATGTCAGTCTTAAGCTCACGCTTGGACGTAACGATGAAGCCAGATGCACTGACGGTTCCGGCGGTAAGAACCACCGGAGCACCTTGGAACTCAAAATAAGTTCCGTTGTAGTAGATGTAACGGCCGCCGCCACTCTGATTGCCAAGGAACACGACTCCAGTATGGTCGCCACGGTCAGTGTGGAGATCGTTGCAGTAAACAGTGCCTCCCAGGTCTACGTCGCCGCTGGATGTGCTCACCGTAATGCGCGGTGTCAGACCGCCTGCTGCTCCGCCACCGTTGTTGGTGCCTAGGATCCAGGTGCCCGAGGCCATCCATATGCCAGTGGTGTTGACGCCGTCTTCCCAAGCCATGCCTCCGCCAAACGAGCCTGTTAGACGCAGAGCGGCAACCTGAGTGCCGTTTGCACCGTTCGCCATGTTGTTGCCAAGAAGCTGCAACGTATATCCTGTCGCTGGCGGATTGGTGCCCATGTTGCCGTTAGGATTGGACCACAGCTGATAGTTGCCCGATCCACCCGCCCCATAACCAAGACCCCACCCAACCGGAAACGCGGAGTCACCAGTTGCGAGGGCAAGGAAAGCATGTGCCGTAGTGTCAACAACCCGGTGGATCATTGTCACAGCAGTGTCGTGCGCAGTGCCGTTACTGATGCGATATGATTTCAGTACCAGATGCTCCATATTGGCATCGGGCACCGTGAACACCGCGCTTATCTGTTCATCGCCAGCAATATTCCCAAGTCCTGTGGGAATGTTTATGTACAGTGGAGCGGCTAAGACCAGTCCAGCAGGGTCGTTAAAGATGTCGTCCAGCGCGCCCAGAGTCACCACGTCGTTGGGGAACGCAGGAGTACCGAGCCAGCGAAGAGACACGCCAGCCGGGACAGCGACAACAGCCGGAGTAAACTGCATCACCGGCACCGCACCCGCAGAGGCCCACCAGTCGTCAGACCCAACGCGGAACAGTCCGTTGTTCGGGTCAGTCGTAAACCGGAGGCCTGGGACCGCAGCCGTACCGTCCGTGATACCGAATGGGCCGGTCATACCTCCACGGCCAGCGCGGTCCAGGG